AGCCAGCTTGCCCAGGCCGCCCAGCCAGTCCGTCGTCTGTTTGTTCGCGTTCTTCGTGGCGTCGGCGACCGCCTGCAGGTCCTTCGGCACGTCCTTGCCCAGCGCCTTTAGCTTCGCGACCGCTTCGTTGGTCGTCGCGCCCAGCCGCGCCATTTCTTTTTCGGTCAGCTTCGTGACGTTTTCGACGCCGTCGATCGCCTTAACCATGAGCGTGGCGTCCTGGATGATCTTTTTTCCAGAGAACTGGTCCGCCATGCGGGATAGCTTCGTCGACACCTGTTCGGCGCCCGACCCTAGATCAGCCAGCTTCACGTCGGCCTTGTCGACCGCGTCGTAAAAGTTCGTGAAGTTCGCCGTAAAGGTCGCTGACAGGGCCATGGCTATTTCTTTTGGGACTCCGCGTTCAGCTGATCGACGAGGACCTGATAGACGTCGGCCGGCAGGTCCAGCAGATCGTCATAGGTCCAGCCCATCAGCCGACAGACGTATAGGTCGGAGCGGACGCGGGCGTCCCATCCCGGCTTTTTTTTTCCGCGTCCCGTGCTTCGGTCATCGCGGCATCGTGCGTCTGGATCGCTTCGATAATTTCGCGCAGGGATTCCGGCGTCTGGTTTTTCAGGGCCGCGGCAATGAAGTCGTACGACTGATCGCGAATCCGGATCGGTTTGTCGTCCGCGTCGGTGATCGACCAGTCGAGCAGGTACGACACGACTTGCGCGATACCCAGCTGTTCAGGGTCGACGCCCGGTTTTTCGCCCGGATGAAACGTCCCGCCCTTGATCACGCGGGCGTACGCTTCGCGTTCGTCGCCGGCCGTCAGGTGCTTGCGGACTAGCAGCCAGTCGCCGTCCGTCAGCGTGATTCTGTGTTCTTCCTGTTTGCGATAGCGCGATCCCATGGGGACTCCTAACGGTTTCTCAGAAGACGGGCCGACAGCCGGCCGGCCGATACCTGGACGTCGGCCAGCGTCCGCCTGGTCGGTGGGCCGGTCGGGTACGGGATTTCGAGCGTCAGCGGCGACTGTGTAATCCGGAACGTGTCGACGCGGTCGACCGCGGCAGAAAAGTGATCGCCTTCGACGCGCCACGGTCCGAGGGTCGCGGCGTGCTGATAGCCCAGCCGCACGGTCGCGGCTGGGCCTTCGATCACAATGCGGTGCTGGAATCCTTCACTGACCGCCATGGGTCATGGCGCCACGCCCGCGACCCAGGCCGCGCCGTCCCAGTACGCGTAACTGCCGTCAGCCAGCCGGACATGCTGCCCAGTCGTCCAGGGTGTCGCGGGATTCGCCGTGACCGCGGACATGGCGCCCAGGTTCGCTGGTGGCATGGCGCCCGCGGGCGTGAAGGTGCCAGGGCCGGACGGCAGGCCGGACGCGCCAGTGGCCGCGACCATGGACGTTCGCGTCCAGTTCCCGTTCGCGACAAACGCGGTATCAATCACGACGGCCGACGTGACGCCGCCCTTGATCGACGCGTCCAGGTGTACCGGACCTTCGAACGACTGTTCAGACGAGTTCGACGGCCAGATTGCCATGAAGCAACCAGCGTCGGTGTCGGACGCGTCGAACAGGACGTCTTCGAGCCTGTCCCAGAAGGACGTGACCGTGCCTGACGTATCACGCAGACCCATCACGAATCGCTTGTTCTGGTCGCCCAGGCTGGTTGTCTCGACCTTGTCTTTTGCGCGGGACAAGGACCATTCGCTGACGTTCCCGATCGGAATCCAGGGATCGCCCGAATTCATTTTGATCGCAATGACGGATTCCTTCCCGTGGGTGCCGGGATTGTTCGGTGGGACGACGGGTGCAGGCATTGTTCTGGGCTCCTACGGAAACAGGGTTAAACCGACGAACCAGACACAGAGAGTCCGGCCCGTTCGACGACTCCAATCAGCGCCCTGGTCATGACGCGTCGTCGAGCGATCGCAATTGGGATAAACACGTCGGACGCCGGCATGGCGCCCGTGTTCTTGCCGTTCTTCCAGGACCGTTTCGCTGACCCGTGTTCGTACAACCAGGCGTGTTTCGCGCGGCTGAAACACCAGGCCGTCACGCCGGCCCGATCGGTCTGTTCGACTTTCACGCTGACGTCTTTCCGCAGGTTGCCGGTCGGTCCGATCGGGTACGCGGCCATGACTTCGTGCTGCATGGTGACGGCCGTCACCTGGACGATCGCCTGGGCTTCGTCCACGAGATCGGCCGGTAGCCGTTTCAGCTGGTCGCGCAACCAGTCGACGCCGTCAATTTTGAGGGACACGCCCACGGGCGACTGTCTCCACAGCCATGCAGGTAATTTCGTTGTGTCGTTCGTCGGTGTCGGCGACCGATTGGATCTGCAGCGTCCGGCCTTCGAACGTGATCTGGGTGTCCAGCTGGACGCCGCCGTGATACCGACCGCGGACGACGTACGCCGCCTGTCCGTCATTGACGGACGCGCCCGATGGACTGATCGCGCAGTACCACGTCGGTGGATCGATCGCGACCGCGGGATGGGTCAGCGTGACCAGGTGACGGTAGGCGCCGATCGCCATTAGCCTAGCCCTGGGTCGCGATAGAACGACAACGACTGAGCGATAAAGCGCCAGATAAACGCGTCGGCCTGAGAGTTCATGGCCAGCATGTCGCCGCGGTTCTCGTACAGGTACGCGGTCAGGTTCGCGATCGTCGCCTTCACCATTTTCGGCGCCGTGTCGGCCGTCCAGGTCGGATCGGCGCCCGCGCCCAGAAAGGCGCAGACGTATTCCTGGGCCGCGTCGAGTTTCTGTTGGACGTCGGCATCGTGGGCCGCGTCCGTGATTCGCAGGTGAGTCGCCTTCAGTTCGGCGACCGTCCACAGCGGCGGGAGTTCGACGCGCGAAAAGTCCAGCGTCATGGGACTTCTGCCGGTTCTGGTTCAACCGCCGGTGTCGACGCTGGGACAGCCAGGTCGCGGTTCGCTAACGCTTCGAGCGAATAATATTGGGCCTGCAGGTACGGCGTGTCGCCGCCTGGGACTGGACCCAGGCCGAAATACTTGCGGCGTGCTTCGTTCGGCGACATGGCGCCCGAACTGATCGCGTCGTGGGCCGCACGGGTCTTCGTCGCCGTATCCATCCAGATCAGGTCGTCCAGGTCGAATTCCGTCCCGTACGGCCAGGGCAGATCCAGACCGGCGTCCAGGGTGTCTTCGATCGCGGTCAGGTGGGTCTGCAGGCATTGACTGTGATACTGCAGGGCGCTTGCTTCGCTGTTGGCGTAGGGCGGTTGTTGCGAACTGTCGACCATGCTGATCGGGACGCCGAACGCGCCCGCGATCGTCTTCGCCGTCCAGCCGGCCTGTTCGACCAGCTGAGAGTCAGACGCGGTCGTCGACACGGGTTCGTATTTCATCGCCGACCCAAGGATCGCCGTGCGGCCTGGTCCTAGGTTGTGCCAGGTCGCCGACAGGCGATCGACTGTCTTCTGGTCGATGTCCGTCGACGGGACCAGCATGCCGGACGGCTGTCCGCCGCCTGAGAAGAACGACGTCGACGCCGTCTGGATCGCAATGCCCTGGGCCGCGGCCCCACCACAGGCGTATAGCGGCGACAGACCCACCAGCGGGTGATAAGCGCAGTTCCATCGGTCATGGATGATCTGCCGTGCCGGGACGACGACCGGACCGTCCGGCAGGCCGGCCAGTTCGGTCGTCTGTAGTTCGTAGTACACGGCGCCGTCAGGCGCGATCAGGACTTTGACGCGGGACGGGTCCAGGACGTGCAGCTGCACGACGACGCCGCGATCGTCCCGCGCCTTCAGGACGTAGGTATTCCCGGTCAGCAGCTTCGAGAACATCCAGAGTTCTTTAAACTGCCCGATCGTCTGATACGCGTTCGGACGTCGCAGGACGGGAGAGAACGCGGGCGACGTCGTGACATGCCAGACGCCGTTCGCGTCGACCTGGACCAGGTTCAGCGGCAGCTTCCCGATGTCGGTCGCGATCAGCGACACGCAACGAAAGACGGTCGGATTGGCCAGGGCGACGTCTGGTGGGACCAGCTCGAGATTCTTTTGCCAGTCGCCTGGGTTCGGTTCGCGAACGATCGGCGTCCAGACGCCACGCGGTTGTGACCGCGTAGCGCCTGGACGGAACACGGCGCGGAGATTCGCGCGAATCGAATCGAACGCGCCCATGGTCCTATTTCTTCGACGTCGCGCCCAGGACGGCGCCACCAGTCGCGCCCGGTACCGGATAGACGGCGCCCGTCAGGTACCGAACCGCGTTCGGATTGATCTTGTTCCAGTTCGCGAATGTCTCCGCACGGATGCCGATCCTATTGGTCTGCCAGAGACTCACCAGGGCCGTCGGCGCGGCAGCGTCCATGGCCACAGACGCTTCTTGACTGACGTCGATCTCGACGCCGCCGTCCTGGGCATACAGGATCGCGGACGGCTGCAGGCCGATCACGTTCGTGCCGACGACTTCGGACGCAATGAATTGCATGCCCTTGAACGTCCCGCCATTCACGCCGAATCCGGCGAACGTGTCCGACCCGTCGACGTTTGTTTTGAACGACATAGCCAGGGCGTTTGCCGGCGACAACAGGAACGTCAGACCGTCGACGCTGACGCCGTTCGCCGCAAAGTAGTGCACCAGGCCCAGGACGTCGGCCAGTGGGTCGGTCGTCGCGGGCGCGTTCGGCGCCGTGTTGGTGACGGACGCGGGATTGATGCCGGCGACCGCGGCGACGGCCGGATCGATGAACTGCCCATTGATGAACTGGGCGATGCCCTTGATCATGTCGTTCCGGACGACGCGTTCCGCGTCCGGATTCGACAGCATGGCCAGTTCCTTCGTGATCACGACGATGCCGGCCACCTTCGACATGCCCAGCGACACGGTCCCGAATCCGAGGGACGTGACCGGCTTGACCGCGCCTTCCCCGACCCAGCCGTAACTGCCGCCGGCCGTCTGGGCCGGCATCGAGGTATTGAACGGGACTTTGTTCAGGCCTTTGATCTTTTCCAGGAACGTCGCCGGCCGCAGAAGTTCGATGAATTCGTTTGCGACCGGATGCTGGACCAGCGGGCCGGCCCAGAGCGGATCGGTCGTCGTGCCGGCGGTCGCGGCTGCCTTCAGGTACAGCGCCACTTCGGGCGTGTCCTTCCAGCGGGCCTGGGCGTACTCGATCGCCTGCCGGCTGTCGCCCTTACAGACGTACTTCGCGCAGGCCGCACGGACGAACGCGGTACCGGCCGGCAGGTTCGACTTGACCGACACAGGGAATCCGGCCATCGGGCGCGGTGCGTTCGGTACCGCTTGCGCCTGCCCGATCTGCAGCTGTTCCTGGGCCTTCCAGCGGGCCAGGTCCGCGTCAACCGCCTTCAGGGACAGCGACAGGCCGTCGTGGGTCGCCGCTTCGTCCGCGGTCAGCGTCCGATCGGCGTCCGCGGCGACGGTCAGGACGTCGGCCATTTGGCCGGCAATCGTGGCGCGTTTGGTTTCCAGGTTCGCGACGTGATCGGCTGCAGTCATGGATCGGTTCTCCAAAGGCGACGAAAGGGACTTGACCAGGCGAATCGTCGCGTTCGCGTTACTGGGAATCGTGACCAGGGACAGTTCACAAATTTCGGTACGGGTCAGGTGTCGGCGCCCAGGTGCCAGCTGTTTCACGCCGTCGGCCAGGATGCGGAATCCGATCGACGCGCCCGACAGGACGCCGGCCTTAACTGACTGCCAGACGTCGTCGACCCGCGTTCTGAGCGGGCCGGCTTCGTCGACGATCGGCAGGGTCGCGTCGAACGCAATGCCGTCAGGCGTGACGGTCAGAAACGCCGTGCCGATCGGTTCGGTCTGCCGGTGATGCAGTAGGAGCGGGACAGGATTCCGGAACGTGACGCCGGCTGG